CGTCATTGCGTATTGTGGAACGGTAAACATGTCATCAAACATCCCTACCTCATCAAAACCATTAAGAACCATTCCTTCGAATGCATCCCCACCCTTCTCATAGACAACTAAGTCGCCCTTAATCAATCCCCGATAAGAACCAATCTCTATGTCAGTGACTTGCATCTTCATCTCTACACCGTGGTATGTCTGTTCAATAATCATAGTGATTCTCTCTTTCTTTATCTTACCTATACAGTATACTTGTTATAATAACAAATGTCAAGCGGTTTAGACAAAAAAAAGCCCTGTAAAAACAGGGCTTTAGAAAATAATTTTATTTTTTTATCGTTTTTTCTTTGCAAGTTCCTGTGAAATCCACCGTTTTGCAATATTATTGGACACTTTTTTCCTAACTAACATTGCGATTCGTTTCCAAACCTTAGCAAACACATCTTCACCAGCGTCATTGTTATCTACAATGATAAAATCTTTGCTACCGAAAAGTGATTGAAACTTACCTATGTTTCTTTGCACTTCATTCCACATGTTAGCAACTTCCTTCTCTGGCAAAGTTCTAGAACGCTTTCTGTTACGTTCTTGTGCAGTATCGAGTGAAGTATTAACAAATATCATAGAACATTCATAACCGATAGTTCTCAATCCTTGTACTTGTTTTGCAATCTTGTCATAGTCTTTACCAGTGCCATCAATGATAACCCCTAGTCTGCCTGTCAAGAAGTTACCTTGCATACGCTTTGTAACCTTTTTTGCTCGTACACGAATCTCCTGTCCTTCATCTGAAAAGATATCTTCTGGTGATGCTTCTAGTCCAGCATCATTTAACATCTTCTCATAGATATCATCACTATTAACAATCTTCATTCCTAGTCCACCTGTCGTTCTTCGGACAACATATGATTTACCAGAGCCTGGGCCTCCTGCTAAGAAAATTGCTTTAAATATATTGGGATCGTATACTCCCTCCTGTAACTTTGTAAATGTCTTCATTTTTATTTCCTAACAACTCCAGCGTTCGTTTTCGATATAGTTCTTCATAGTATTTATCCTTCTCTAAATTCTGCACCTCGACTTTTCTATCATGTCTAGTTTGAAAAGTCATCTTCTTGATACGGTTTTTGAGTTTAGTATTCATTTTATACCTCTTGTATTGGTTAATAGATTATCATAACAAAACGAGTTGTATTTTGGCCCTCCTTAAAATATAATATCGCCAGGGTCTGATGAACCTCTAGGGATTATTTCTTCAACAGAAGAACCCCCATCTGATGCAACAACACCCTGATTTGGATATTTGGTTTTTACTGTATCTCTTACACAATCTAATAGTATTTCGTGTAAGTCTTTACCAGTACCTCTTTTGAAAACATGGTGAAGTTTTCTAACAAGGTATCTTCCTGTTAGTGTTTCATCGTTTTCGCCAGTTTTAGTGTTATTAATAACGATACCAATTAAGTCTCCTGCTTGGAGTGTGGTATTACCGTTAATCTTAATTCTTAATGATACGGCAGAATTTAGTGATGCAAATCTAGACTTTCTTCTCTGCAACCACTTATCTGTCCCTTTGTAATCAAAACTGCCTGAGTAAGCACCATCAAACAATCCACCCTTAGATTCTCTGTCGATAGTCTGTACATAGTATACTGACTCTGGGTATTCTGATATTTTGTTATTGTAATCATCAACAAGTTCTGAAACTATTGGGCCTTGTTCTGAACCATACTTGTTAAATTCGTCTACATGTACGTCATTTTCAAAGTCTTCCAAATAGTCATATTCATGTTCTTCATAGTCTTTGTTTAGAACATCCAAAAGTAAAAGTTTAGATGAATACATACCAGCACGGCGACTGGCCATTGTATCTGTAGAACCAACAACGTCATACTTCAATATGTTCTGTAACAATAGGTCTGTTCTATTACGAAGTTCCGTTTCGTTGGGTGTAAGTTCACGAAACACCATCTTAGGGTTCTTTCTATCCATCATACTGTCAATGGTTCTAAAGAAGTATCCTCTGCATGTCTCATAGAAAAGAAATGTTGGTGCATCGTCATACTCTTTTGAGAGGCAACGTCTTGCAATCGAATTGATGAATGCAAAAGGCCTTTGATTTGGTGCAACCAATTTAAACCTGTTTGAAGTCTCTTCGTAGTAAAACTCTTTCTTGGAGTTTAGTAATTCTTCATCACGAATAATCTTTTTGATTATTTCGTCAGCTGGTTCACCTTCATAGGCCTCAACACACCGAATACGATTGTTTCTAATAATTTCTGATGTAGTGAACGATAAACTAAAGATTGTTGTGTTATCATTGACACTCATCTTATTGTTTATTTTGTAAATATACAGAGGCATCTCTGTAAAGTTGATAATAGTATTTCTACTATCAGTATCATCTGCATTTGGTGTTGAAAGTTTTAGTTTTAGTTTCTCTTGACCAACAAGTCTCAATTCACCAACAAGATTATTGGTGTCGGCGAAAGAAATATCACCCGATATAGAGTTTTGAAAAATGTCCTCGTAAATGTCTACTGATGCAAGTAAGTCAGATAAATCTAACTCTAAACCATTAACTGTACATAGTTTACATACATCAACTTTATATTCACCAGCGTACTGAATTTCTGCCATTATTAATTACCACTTAGTCTGGATTTTAATTCCTGTTTTATAGTATTAACGTACTGTTTCTTAACAAGTCTAATACGTCTTTTCTTTTGTTGTAAATTATCTTCATATTCATAATTTGTTATAGTAACAGCATCAACAGGAATTGTATTTGATGGGTCGAATGGTATTTCTATTACCTTTGAAGTATCACCAGATTCCTGATAAACCTCATAATGATGTATATCATTAACATCATCATATTTTTCTGTTACATATGTTTCAAAGTTCTGAACGGACATAGGCCAGTCATCATATACGTCAATGATATCATTCGCCATAAGAACAATCCAATGCAATTTTGGATCACCATAAAATTCAGATGCTACATATTCTGGTGTCTCTCCAGCAACAACATCATAGAAATCATATTGAATGTAGTTCTGTTTTGCGAGATCACTAAAACGAACCTTTCTGGTAATGTCTGTTAACATCACTAGATCAGTATCACCCTTTACGTCTATTGCAATTTGGGGAAATTTATTAAAATAAGACATGATTAAAACCCTTCTGCGATTTTTTCTTTCGTAACAAGATCGAGTTCTTTAAACTGTAATGTCATTTCTGTTTCTACTGGTTGGTGGTCAACAAAGAATTGTGGACGCTCTCCACCATACTTTACATTAACTGACTCTAAGGCGCACTCACCAATATGATGCAAATGAATATTTGGACGATATGTTATATTGAAAGTTGATGGAACAATCATTGTTCTACCAGTACCATCAGCTCCAGCAAACTCAGGCATAGAATGAAATCTGAATGTATTTACAATTTCTTCAATTGCTGCAGCTTCTGAAGAACTCTTAGGTAACATTTTAAATGTGAATGAAAAAGAACGTCTATCAATAGATTCAAAAGCCATCTCTGTTCTATTATTTGTTATTTTACCCTGTTGGATCTGAACAGCAGCCTTCACACCAGAGACACCAATTCCCTCTAGCATACCAAGTCCAGCATTATTTATTTCTGCCTTTCCTTTTTCTAAAATACTACCTATGTTAAATCCAGCACCACCAAAACCTTTCAACGCACCAAGAGCAGCAGCTGCAATAAGTCCAATTTCTGGTTCACCGTAATTTGCTTTATGGGAAACTTCTAGATTAGCAGGCATGTACAGTACAATTGATTGATCAACTTTCTTAGTAGGCACTCTTGGAACAGAAACCGTACTAAACTGTGTCGATCCACCTTTAGGTTCTGTTGCGTATGCTTTGGTACTACCGAATGTTACCTCTGATGCAGAAGGAACATTTACGTCAAATCTAACATAATGATCAGATTTCTCAGATGTAACATCTTCTGGATATGACACAAGAGGTTTGGTAGATACTCTAGTTTTTAGTGTTGATTGTAAAGCCATCTAAATAGTCCTGTAATTGTGAAAGTATTTATATAGACTTATGGCTTACTCAGGCAGATATATCCCAACAAAACCTAAAAAATATAAGGGTGATCCATCTAAAATTGTATATCGTTCTCTATGGGAACGTAAATTTATGGTATACTGTGACAGAAACAGTGCAGTCCTAGAATGGGGCAGTGAAGAAGTTATCATACCATATACATCTCCCCTTGATGGTAGGAGACACAGATACTTTCCAGATTTCTATGTAAAAGTACGTCAAAGGAATGGCACTATCAAAAAATGGTTGATAGAAGTCAAACCTAAAGCCCAGTGTGGGCCTCCTAAAAAACCTAAAAGAAAAACACCTAGATTTGTTAATGAAGTCCGTACATGGGGCGTCAACCAAGCCAAATGGGAAGCGGCAATAGATTGGTGTAACGATAGAGGTATAGAATTTAAAATTCTTACTGAAGATCACTTGGGTTAGTTGTATAAATAGAGGTATGACTTACTTTGATCAAATATTAGAAAAAACTGGTGGCAAGGAACGTAGTGTTCGTTGGTTTCGTGATAAGGTGCGAGAACTAGGCACACCCCCTGATAGGAAGTTGATATCTGAGGGAATAGTTACTGGTCGCCCAAATCTTGGAAACATGAATTTTTTCTTTTATGATCCAAAATATAAAAACGAATTACCGTATTACGATAGGTTTCCTTTAGTAATGCCAATTGAGAGTTACAATGATGGATTTTTAGGATTGAATTTTCACTACCTATCCATTCCAATGAGACTTAAACTATTGTCTGTAATTACAGAATATGCAACAGACGATAGGATGGATGAAAACACAAAAATTAGATTAACGTGGAATCGTATAAAAAGAAACCCAATGGTAAAACCTACGGTTAAAAGATATCTCGCATCCCATGTAAAATCACCATTCCGTAAAATAGAAGCAGACGAAATGATGTTAGCAGTACTGTTACCTGTACAAAGATTTGTAAAGGCAACTGATAACAAGGTTTACTCTGATTCTAGGCGAATGTCAAATCAAAGGAGAGTATAATGGCAGCATTAGACGAATTTATTTCCAGTTTTAGTAAATATGGTGGCCCTGCTATGCTTAGTAGGTTTGAAGTAAGACTGTCAGCGCCCGCTAAAGCAGTACCTTCTTATGCTGATGATAGGCATATGTCACTTCGTGTAGAAACAGTAACTATGCCAGGTAAAAACATTAGAACTGTTACTAACGAAAACATATATGGCCCAACACATGAAATGGCCCAAGGTTTGACATATGCAGAAACAGTAACTATGACATTCTTTCTTTCAGCAGAACATTTTGAAAGAAATTATATTCAATCTTGGATGGATTTTATTTACAAACCAAACAACTATAATCTAGAGTATTATAAAGAATATAATCGTCCAATTCAAATATTTCAATTAGATAAAAATGGAAAAAGATTAAATGGTATGAATTTAAATGAAGCATTTCCAAAAACTCTTGGCCCAATAGAATATACACAAACGTCTACAGAACTTGCAAGACAAGAAGTTTCTTTTTCGTTTAAAGATATTACCTTTATAGATTCTAGTGGAAATGGTATTGCAAATTCTGATTCTAGAACTTTCCCACAGGATTTGAGATTGCCAGTTACACCACAAGGAGTATCTACATTACCTTCTGTTAGTGTAGATCCATATCCAGATTCTATTCTTAGATTAATACTATAACTTACAGATTAAATAAATTTACATAATGCACAATAGGAGATAATATTATGGCATTACCACAGCTCTCTACGAGCAAATATGAGTTGACGCTCCCTTCAACTGGACAAAAAGTTGAATACCGTCCATTCCTTGTAAAAGAGGAAAAAACCCTGATGATTGCCCAACAAACAGGCAAAGAAT